CTAGCTCACCAGAAAGCTATCAGGACGAACCCGGCGAACCGAACATGCCGAGCGGATCCGACCAGCCGAAGCTATAACGCTCGCGGCTCTTGTAGCGGACGTTGCCGGTATCGAAATCCCCGTCCATGCTGTTCGCAAGCGGGGTACGGACAAAGTGCTTCATGCCGTTCGGAACGTCGGTCTTCAAGAACCAAGCGTTCGTGTCAGTCAGGAAGTGGTTGACCGTATAGCCTTCCGGAATCGAACCCATCGCCTTGAGGGCGTTGATGTCGTTGTCAGCGGTCGCAACACGGAGTTCCGTGTCGAGAAGTCGCTTGGCGACGAACATCAGAGGCGGGGGGACGATGAGCTTACGCGGCTTCGCAGCAATGAGCAGACCGCGTTCGTCGGTCCACAGAGCAATCTGAATCACCGCAGCCTCAAGCGAAGTCTCGTTGAGGTCGGCAGCGGTCAGACGGTTGCTGTTGGTACCGCCCGAGACGAGCGGGTGGCTGGCATTGCAGAGCGACACGCCGTCGCCACCGGTATAGGTGGACGAGAACGCATTGTTCAGCACCGCAGCAGCCTTAACCTGCTTCGTGTACGCCATGGCGCGGGCAAGAGCCTTCGTATAGCGCTTGCTGAGCGAGTCGTACAGATTGTCTTCCACAGCCTCTTCCGTGATGGAGAAGCCGAGAGCAATCGTCTCGTGGTTGTAACGAGCCGTCCAAGCTTCCTGCGCGTTGTCATACGCAATGGCCTGACCCTCGGGCTTAACCGGGGCAGCGGAGAATCCGCTCAGCTTCGTTTCCTCTTCGAAGGAACGCTCGGAGGTCTCAGTTTCGTAGATCTCCTTGTGCTCCTCACCATACTGCTTGTACTCCAGACCGAACAGGGCGTTCAATCCGGGCAGCAGCTCCTTAAGAAGTTGTGCACGTGAAATAGCCATTTCTTAGAACTCCTGTTAGGTGCCCGACGCGTTGTTATACGCGTGGTAGCCAGCGTTGAACTTCACGATGAACTCGACGAAGTTGCCGCTGCTGTTGGCCGACTCAGGCACCACATCAACCACACGGAACGGCAGTGAAGTCGTCACGTTGTTGATGAAGACGCCCATCTTGCTGTCACCGGTCGTCGAAGAACCCGTGTTAAGCACGAGTTCCGCGTTGGTGCCAAACGAGTTGGCGCGGGACAGGTAAGCCGGGAGAAGACCGCCCGTGGTGCTGTTCGCCACGTTGCTGGTCACGTTGACAACCTTGAACAAAGCGTTCGGATCGTCCACAACGTACGCCGAGATATCATCAGCAGCGATGCTACCCGGATAGTACTGCGAGAAGAGCTTCTGCTTAGTCGAGGGGTTGGTGTACGAACAGCCAAGGAACACGCCGATGATACCCGCAATCGGGGAGGCGTCGTTCTGGAGGGTCGTAATGATGACATTTCCCGACGAGTTCAACTGGACGACATCACCGTTGTAGATGGCCGTGCCGTAGTTGTTCCCAATCGGAATCTGTCGAGTAGCACCAGCAAACGGCAAGCCGCCGATCAGGTTGACCGGCTTCAGGCCATAAGGTGCATCAACAGTGGGATAAGCCATTTGATACTCCTAAAAGTGAATTTATTTACCTTTACCGAACGAGGTAGTTGAACGCCTCTCGTTAAAGAGCGGCATACGTTCGTCGTTCAGCCTCATGAAGCTGTTGTCTACAGACTGGATCTGAGATTGAGCTTGACGGGCGTAATAATCATTACGCTGTTTCATCAGCTCTTCAGGAGCCTTGCAGAGCAGCAGCCCGCCGATCTCGATGTTCCCTTTAAATCGGGAGTTCGGGTCGGCTTGTAGCATTAACTCCGGGTGGTCTTCGGCCTTTACAGGCTCCCAACCTTCGCGAAGTTTTGCGGACGTATTCGTAGGGTCGGGTTGACCCATGATGGAAGTCCGGATCCACCTGAACACCCAACCAGCTTGTTCCTTCGGTTCAGGAAGGGTTTGCGGCGGGGTCCAAGCCATTTTGCGTTGTGTCGATTCTCTATTTTCGACTTCACGAGCAAGACGATTATCAGCCATTTGAGTTCTCCAGTTTCATAAGTTCTTTTGCGTACTGCTCATTGCTCAAGCCAAGCTTCTTGGCAATTGCAACTTGCGTCGGTGTCAGGCGGACCTGACGTGGCGCGGTACTCCGCGTTACAGGAGCCACTACGTTGGCTTGTTTTGTGCGAGCAGGCTTTTCAGCCTCCTTCGTTTGAGTTGGCTCATCGCTGTCTACTTCAAAATAGTCAGCAAATCGCTTCCTCATCGTCGAGTCGATTTGCCTGTAGTAATCATCACTACGCAGATCTACTCCGGACCTCTCTAACTTTGCGTGCAGGCCAAGGGCGAGGGCGGTCATTTCCTCGTCAACACCAAACCAAGGGTTCCTTTGTTTCCATGCTTCGGCTTTTGGGTCGATCACGGAAGCAGCAGGAGCTTGTGGTGCC